GTCCGGGTCCACGAACAGCACCTCCGCCACATACGTCGCACCCTGCGGCACGGTCCACAAAACCGTCTTGGTCATCGGCATCGCTGCGCCCTCCTCATGCCAGACCCACCGGGCCCGCCATCGACGGCGCCCCGGGCGCGGCCTTGCCCGCCTTGCCAGCCCCCGCCGCCCCGGCGGCCGGTGCGCTCGCCGTGCTCGCCCCCGGCAGCGCGTCATAGGCCGGCAGCGCCACGCCAAACTCCGCCGCCAGCGCCTGCGCCTGCGCGATCGACTTGATCACGTCCTCGAAGTCATAGCCCATCGCCGCGGCCAGGTCCTGCGGCGCCATCAGCCCCGCGCGCACCTTCAGGATGTTCGCCTCCGTGTCCGCCAGCGGATCCACCCAGTCCCAGCGCCGCGCCTGCCACTCGTGCACGCCAAACTTGTCCAGCTTCGCCGCCGGCAGCGCCGAGCCGTTCGGCATCGTCACCGCGCCCGACAGCAGCGCCATCTGCAGCCAGGCCGTGAACACCGGCTCCAGGAACGCCTGGATGAACCACTCCTGGTCCGCCATCCAGCGGTCGCGCTCCTCCAGCGTGCCGCTGCGAATGCTCGAAAAACTCACCCCCTCCAGGTCGTTCGCCAGCGAGTGATACGCCACCCCCCAGCCCGACGCGATGCGCTGCAACGTCGTCTTCACGAACGGCCCGAAATTCGTCTCGGGGTACTTGCTGTCGTACGCCTTGAAATCGAATCCCGGCGGCAGCGTGTCATAGGTGCCCGGCTGACTCACCGCCACCTGGCTGTCGCCCTCGAGGCCGGCAAACGGCGCGCTGCCGTCAGGCGACACGAAGAACCCGAAATGGTTCGCGCCATGCTCCGCCGCCAGCAGCGCCGACAGCTTGAAATTCGCCAGGTGATGCAGACTCAGCATCCCCGGCGCCATCCACGGAATCCCGCGCACCTGCTCGCCGCGCTCCACCTTGAACCCGTGCACCAGGTCGCCCATCGGCACCCGCATGCGCTCGCGCCCGGCGCCCGCCTCGTTCGGATGCGCGCTGAACAGGTGCAGCGCCACCGGCCGGCGGTAGCTGTCCAGCTCCACCCCCATCACCACCAGGTTCGCGCCGTGCCGGCCGTTGAACTGCGTGTCGATCCGGTCCACGTCGATCAGCTGCAGCGCGAAATTCCAGCGGTTGCCGGCCTCCGCGCCACGCACCAGCCGCACCAGGAACTCGCCGTCAGACGGCAGCGCGCCCACCAGCGTCGCACACAGATCGCGCAGGTGCTGGCGGCCACCCAGGTCCGCACTCGCCTGCCACTGCAGCCAGGCCGCCTCGATCGCCGCATTCGCCAGCCGGTCCGGCCGCCCCGGTCCATCCTCCACCCGCGCCTGCAGCCGGATCCCCGACGGCCCCACCACATTCGTCTGCACCAGCTGCACGAACTTGCGCGCGTAATCGTTGTTCAGCGCCAGGTCGCGCCCGCGCGCGCGCAGCCGGTCCAGGTCGCCGCGCAACTCCTGGTTGATCGCCTGGTTCGTCGCCTGCCAGCCCGCCGTCAGCCGGTCCAGCCGCGCGCCATCGAAGCGCCGCCACTGCATCCGGCCCGCGCCGGCGCCCGGCGCTCCAGCCGGGCCACCCGTCACCCGGCGCAGCGCGCCCCAGGCCCGTGTCAAAAAATTCACCGCCATCAGACCCCCCCGCCGAAGCGCACCAGCACCCGACCGCGCGCCGGCAGCCCGGCCGCCAGGCGCTGCGCATCCTCCTCGCGCCCGACCTCAAAGCGCAGCCGGTCGCGGTGCGCCCACAACTCGGTCAGCGAATAGCGGCTCAGCTTGCGCCCCGCAATCTCGTACGACGCCGCGTCCAGCCGTGCCGGATCCGCCAGATACGCCTCCACCGCCTCCAGCGCGCGGCGCGCCGTGCTGCGCCCATCGTGCGTTGCCGCCGACAGGCTCGGGCGCACCTCCAGCCGGCCCTCGCCCACCGTGAACACCTCGCCCGCGCGCGCCACCCGGGCGCGCCAGTCGTAGCGCCCCGCCGCCCAGCCCGCGCTGGCCGACGCCGCCACCGTCACTCGGTGCGCGTCGCCATCGGCCTGCGCCTCGAACGTGTAGCGCCGGCTCGCGTTAATCAGCACATACGACAGCACCCAGCCCGCGCTCGCCGGGTAATCGGCCAGCGTGCGCGACCACTGCAGCGTGTCGCCCGCGTGCACGACCGCGGGCTCGAGGGAGGGAAGGACAGCCATGCGGCCGACTCTAGGCAGGCACTTTTTCCGTGGACAGGCAAAAGGCACGAAAAAAGCACGCGTCCCGCCTGATCTGCCACCCAGGCCGCGCGGGCCAGCCAGGCTCAGTTGCTCGGCAGCTGGTTGACGATGCGCCAGACCTGCGTCGTGCTGATCCCGTAGCGCCGCGTCAGCAGCGCGATGCGCTCGCCAGCCTGGAAATCGCGCCGGATCGCCGCATTGCGCACATCGCGCCGCGCCGCCTCGCGCGGATTGAGCCCCTGGCCGGCACGCCGCCCGACATAAATCCGGTCGCCGCCGAACAGATCGCGCACCTGTCGCTCCGCCGCCACCAGCACCTCGGCCTCCAGCTGCGGCGCCAGGGCCAGCACGCAGCGCATCGTGTACTCCAGCAAGTCATCGCACGGCTGCACCGCGCGCAGCCGCTCCAGTTCGTGCGCCGACGCGCCACGCCCATTCGGCGCCACCCCCTGGACCACCCCAAATTCCAGCCCCAGCCCCTCTCCCGTAATCCCACTCTTGCTCACCATCGCATGCCTCCCTGGCGTTTCGGTCGTTGCAGAAATACGTTGTTCTTGTTCGTGCTCGTCGCCGGCCGCACCGGCGCGGACACTGATGTCGCCACGGCCCCATCCGGCCCCACGCCGCCCGAGCCCGCCGCCTCAGCCTGGACGCCTCCGGGCACCGCCTCGGCCGCGTCTGGCGCCACAGCGTCCGCGGCAGCCCCCGGACCCACTGTGGCCAGCCTGTCCGCCCCATCCTCGGCAGCGGCCGGAGCCGGCGCAAACAGGTCGCGCTCGGCCGGTGCCACCCGTTGCTGCAGCCGCTGCCACTGCACCTCGGTCCAGCGCTCGATACCGGTCCACACCGCCGCCGCGTAGGCATAAACCGCGCAGTCCAGCGCCTCATTGCGCCGCCCGCTCGGCTTGACCCACTCCTGGCGCGCGAAGCCCTTGACATAGCGCGTCACCAGACGCTCGGCCGTCAGCTGCTCGAACTCGTCCGTGTGCGCCAGCGCGCGCGGCAGGTGCATATAGCCCGGGCCCGGCGTCGCCTGGCGCAGCCGGCCGTAGATCAACCCCTTGACCAGGTCGGTGCCCACCTGCCACAGCTTCACGCCGCCCGCAATCTTCTGGCCGCGCCAGGTCACATCCACATCATTCGGCTTGCTCAGCACCGCCTTGCCACGCACGCTCGCGCCCTTGACCGCCAGCACCTGCGCGTGCCCATGCGCACGCACATAGGCATAGACCTGCTGCGTGTGGTGCCCGCCCGTGTCGATCGCGCACGCATGCACCAGCACCTGCGCGCCGCTGGCGTGCAGCAGCGGCGTGCGCCGGCGCTCGCTCAGCACCGTCCACGGGCTGCCCGGCTGCCCCTCCTCCAGCGCCGGATCGCCGTAGATCAGTTCGCGCTGCACCAGCCAGCTCTCCTGGCCGCGGCCCCAGGCCCAGACCCGATACTCCAGGCGGTCGCCCTGCACGTCCACGCCCATCGTCAGCAGCAGCCCGCCATGCGGCACCACGCCCAGCGCGTAATCCTCGGCCCGGCGGGCCAGCTCCGAGCCCGCCACCTTGTCGCCCTGCTCCTCCCAGGTTTCGGCCAGCACCGTATTGGTGAACGTCTTCAGGCGCGAGACATCGCCCGACTTCGCCGCCAGCGTCGCCTCATGCCACTGATTGACCAGGTCGGCCCAGCCGATCCAGCCCAGCGGCGCATACAGCGCGCTCATGTGGTAGCCGGTCGCGCGCCCCGCGCGCACCGCCTGGCGGGTCGGCTGCCAGCGCCCGGCCGCCAGCAGCGCCGGCTTGTGGTGCTCCTGAATCTCGCCGCCGCAGTGCCGGCACACATAGCGCACGGTCGCCAGATCCGGCGCGCCATCGTCCAGCTTGCCCCACTTCAGCCCGTGCGCCGAGCCCGCGCCCCACTCCAGCACCTGGTGCTCAGCGCAGTGCGGACACGGCACCTCATAGCGGCAGGCATTCGTCGCCAGGTACGCCGCCTCGATGCGCGAGAAATCCAGCGTCGTCGGCGTGCTGACC